GATTACAGCAGCACCTGATTTAACTTCAGATGCAGCAGCTGCAAGATTAACTTTGCAGTTCTTATATTTAATGTACAAACCAAGTGGTTCAAATGGAGCTACAGCAACTAACGCTGGAACTATTTCCCCAGCATCAGCATCTAAATTACGTTTTGATGCAGACGCAGACGGACAAGTAATTGGTTCAGCTTTTGCTGAAGGTTCTACTGACCCAGAATCTTGGAGTGATGAGTTCTACAACAGAGAAGGATACTGTCAAATCTTTAAGACTTCAGTACCTCTATTCTCTGGTACAGCTTTAGCTACAAGATATCGTGGAGTAAATAACGAATACATGAGAGTATATCAAGAAAAACTTATGGAACATAAGATGGATCTTGAGCATGCTATGTTATTCGGTATTGGAATAGATGACTCAACAGCTTCTGGTCCAGTACGTAGAACACACGGTATTGTACCTTACACTGAACGTTTTGGTAAAGTAAAAACATTTACTTATGCTGACGCTTCATATGACACTTTTGTAGATGCAATGGAAGATGTATTCTCACCAGAGTCTGGAAACAGCGGAGAGAAACTTGTTCTATGTTCTAGAAAAGTTATGTCATACTTTAACAAACTTGGTGGTACTTCATTCTTAGGTAACACTATGGCATTGAACAGCCAAGTTGGTAGTGGTTTAGACATTCAAAATATNGAGGGACAATTTGGTCACTTGGTTACTAGAATATCTACATTATATGGTAACTTAAACCTAGTAATGGAACCATTATTTAGAAACCAGTATGAAAATACTGCAATTATGATTGATCTAAACAACGTAGCTTATAGACCATTAGTTGGTAATGGAGTATCAAGAGATACACAAATTATTACTAATGTTCAAAACAGAGATGTTGACGGAAGAAAAGACATGATTCTTACAGAAGCAGGTCTTGAAATTCAACTTCCTGAAACACACACTGTGTTACAGTTTAGTTAATACATATGGGGGAGTTGAAATATACTCCCCCACAAAATTAGGAGAAACATGAGTTTTAAAANAGAGATAGAAGCAATAGTTGGTGATATAGATAGTCCTGATTATACATCAGAAGCTGCATTATATTTAGCAGAAGGTGTAAAGTTTATTACAAAAAGTCTAATGGTTATACCAGATATAGCTAATAGAATGACAAGTTCTACAACATTAAATAGTTCACCTACAACTATGAGTACTGCATCAGTATTGCAAATTGTAAGTGTTACTAGAAATGATGGTTCACGTGATAGAAAAGCTATTCAAATAAAACCAGAAGATGCTGGTGATTATACAGATGTTAATAGTATTTATTATACTAGTAAGTTGGACCCTAAGTATTATATAGAAAGCGGAACTTTAAATGTTATACCAACTCCTGCTAATGGACAAAGTGCTTTAGTAAAACATATTACTCCAGATACATCTGTTGCTTTAGGAGATACATCTATTAGCAATTTGCCAGATGAATTAGAAAGAGGTGTTATATTATATGCATCTAGAGAACTGTTAAGATATATTATGAACCAGATACGTAAACCTAATGTTTCATCTGGTACAGAATTAACAGCAGATATGGCAGCAGGTGCTATTGGTACAGATGCTGATAAAAGAGATTATGATAAGTATTTTGATATATCTATGGATTTTATAGCAGATGAAGATCCAGAATTAGCACAAACAATGATGCAACAAATCTCAACATATTTACAAAACTATCAGGTAGATTTACAAGCTGATACACAGCAATACTCATGGTATGAAAGTCAGTATGTGAAGGTAACGCAAGATTTATTATCATTTTTAAATCAATATATAGGCGTACAACAAACAGGAGAAGCAGATGAAATTACAGCAGATGATTGATCAAGTAAAAAAACATCATCCAGAACTTGGAACTAATGAAATAATTCATTTGTTAAATCAAGCATCAGATGAATTCTGTCAAAGAACCTTGATATTAGATGAAGCAACTCAGTTTAATACAGTTGCTGATCAAAGATTTTATGGATTGAAAGATTCAATATTAGAAGTTAAATCAGTAGATTTACAAGATGCTGATGGTAATGTAAAAGAAATTAAAAGATTATTAGGTAGACCAGAATATAGGGATATAACATAATGCCAAATTATAGTAGAGTATATACGAGAACTACAAAGCAGTATGTCTATTGGTTTGAACGTGATTCAATAGGTATTGCTTTATATGATCCACTAAGAAGTGAGAAAAATAGATTTACATCTGTTGATGCAGCATTTACTATTACATTGTTTTATCATAAGAAAGCAGATCATTTTAATACATTAGATAGTGGTAGCTCTGCAATGACAGAACAAAGTGAATTACCAGGTCAGTTTCATCAATACCTAGTTGATAAAGCTATATCACTTGGTTATGAAACTAAACCAGATATGATACAAATGGCACCATACTTTAATCAGAAGTTTGAAAAAGGTATTAAAGAAGGTAAAACATTTGCTAATAGAGGTAGAGTATCTGGTATGAGAAGTGTAAAACCAACTAATTATTAGGAGTAGTAATGCCACGTAAGCGTTCAAAGATGCCAGCAAGAAATAAGAAAAATTTTAGACCAACTAAAAAAGGTGCTGGTATGACTAAGGCTGGGGTAAAAGCTTATAGAAGATTAAACCCTGGTAGTAAATTGAAGACAGCAGTTACTAAGAAAAAAGTAAAAAGGGGAAGTAAGGATGCTAAGAGACGTAAATCATATTGTGCTAGATCAGCAGGACAAATGAAAAAGTTTCCAAAAGCAGCAAGAAACCCAAACTCAAGATTAAGACAAGCACGTAGAAGATGGAGATGTTAGGAGGATAAGATGCCATACGGAAAAGGAACATACGGTAGTAAAGTAGGAAGACCTAAGAAAAAAAAGAAAATGGTAGGTAAGAAAAAGGTAGCTAAGAAAAAAGGTTTAACAGCTAAACAAAAAACATTACCTAAATTTTTACAAAAAGCAATACTAAAAAAGAAAAAGAAGTAGCATGGCTAAAAACAATCCAATAGATAAAGCATTGTATGCTGCATGTAAAGCACAGGCTAAAAAAAAGTTTGATGTATATCCATCTGCTTATGCTAACGCATGGCTTGTAAGGTGTTACAAGAAAAAAGGCGGGAGATATAGAAAAGGTAAGTAATGGCAGAGACTGGTTTAAAAAAATGGTTTAAAGAAGACTGGGTAGACATTAGTTCTAGAAAAAAGAACGGTGGATATAACAAGTGTGGTCGTTCATCTGCAAAAGGAAGCTCACGTGGGTATCCTAAATGTGTACCTGCTGCTAAAGCTGCACGTATGACAAAGACACAAATAGAGTCTGCAGTAAAAAGAAAACGTTCAGCAGAAAGTAAAGGGCGTAAAGGTAAAAAACCTAATTACGTAAAGACATTTGCATGAGAGGTTTAAAACCACAGGTAGCCAGACATACAAACGGCAAAAAGAAAACTAGACAAGGTAATAGTGTTAATACCAAGTTTGGAACTAAAGGTAGCAAGAAATATTACGTAAAAAAATATAGAGGTCAAGGTAGACATGGCTAATACTTGGAAGAAAGGAAACTTTGGTTTAGCATCATTTAGTGATATTAATGTGTCATTTGATGAGCTTGAACAACATTTTAATGATAACACAGATGGTAATTTTACAGACTTATCACTACCAGCTGATGTGACACTTAGTAATATAAGTGATCCAAGCAGTAGTATTTATACGGATATTACAAGAAGTGTATATACTTTTAGTAATGTAAGTGCAGTAGCTAATCCTACTTATAGTGATGTAGCAGATGTGAGTGAACCAACTTATGATGATATAGGAGTGACAACATAATGGGTGGAAGTTTAACAGGACCAAATAAAATTAAAGACGCTTATAAAAAATTAGTGTTTTATGATAACAATAAATTAAAGATTGATAATGGTACTACAGATGTAGTCATTACAGAAGCAGATAACTTTAGTTCAGATATAGTAGCAGGAACTGGTATTGTTACATCTGAATCTGGAGGACAAACAACAATTAGTGTAAAAGACGCAGACGTACTTCTGCAAAATGAGGATATAAATGGAGGGATATTCTAATGGCAAATAAAATACAGATTAAAAGAACATCTACCTATAATGCCACAGATGTATCTAGTTTAACATTAGGATATGGTGAGTTAGCATGGTCTAATGGTAATAATAAATTATACATTGGTAAATTAGGTAGTGACAATAGTACAGTATCTACTACAGAGCTTAATGCTTTGATAGTAGGTTCGTATACAAGTGCATCATCAGCAGAACTAAATATTCTTGATGGAGCAACAGTAACAACAGCAGAGTTAAATATTCTAGATGGAGTTACTTCAACAGCAGCTGAGTTAAACATTTTAGATGGTGTAACAGCAACTGCTTCAGAGTTGAATAAAACAGATGGATTAACTGCTAGTACAGCAGAATTAAACAAGTTAGATGGAGTTACTGCAACTACAGCTGAACTTAATTATGTTGATGTATCTTCAGTAGGTACTGCACAAGCAAGTAAAGCAGTTGTCTTAGATGGTAATAAAGATATTACTGGAATTAGAAACATGACATTAGCTGGAAACTTAACTGTTAATGGTACTACTACAACAGTTAATTCAACTACAGTTTCTATAGGTGATAACTTCTTAGAACTTGGTGATGAGATTGAAGATGCAGGGACAGAAGCAAATGCTGTTGATGTTGGTATCTTTTTCCCAAGAGATAATGATACAAGTGGTACTGATTTGTATGTATACGATGGTTTAGGTTATGATGGTTCAGCAGCTAAATGGTTCTTCTTTAAAGGATTACCAGAAAAACCAGGTGCAGCAGCTAGTATTAATGTAAATGCATTAGCTAAATCACATACTATATGTGCAAACTTAGAAGGTATTAGTTCATCAATACATAATACAATAGATCAATACGATATAGATTGCGGAACATTCTAGTAATTAATGGGTAATAAATTACAGATTAAAAGAGGTACTAACCTCTCTAATGCTGGAACACCAGCTGCAGGTGAGCTTATATATAAAAGCGATACTAATGCTTTATATGTTGGTGATGGTTCTACAGCTGCTAGTAGTTTGACAGCTATTGGTGGTAGTTCTACTATTAATAATTCAAACTGGTCTGGTACTGATTTGGCAGTTGCGAATGGAGGTACTGGAGCAAGCTCAGCAAGTGGTGCTAGAAGTAATTTAGGACTAGGTTCTTTATCAACACTATCTACAATAAATAATTCTAATTGGAGTGGCACTGACTTAGCAGTAGCTAATGGTGGTACTGGAGCGTCTAGTGCTAGTGATGCTAGAAGTAATTTAGGATTAGGAACTGGTGCTACTTTAAATACTGCTGCAGTATCTAACGGTGCTACTACTTTAGCAACTGGCGATCAAATATATGACCATGTTACTACAAGAATTAGTGGTAAAGTAGATGCTTCAAGTTTAGGTGATTTAGCATTAGTAGATGATATTCCTGCTAGTAAAGTAGTATCTGGTACATTAAATATTGCAAGAATACCAACTAAAGATGAAGATAATATGTCTTCTGATAGTGCTAGTCATGTACCTACTCAACAAAGTGTTAAAGCATATGTAGACTCTCAAAGCAGTGGTGCAGTATCAGCAGTAGCCAATGGTAGCAATAATAGAATAGCAACATTTAGTAGTTCAACAGCTTTGAATGGTGAAGCTAATCTTACTTTTGATGGAACATCTCTTGCGAATAGCGATGGCGATGTTTATTTAAATACAGATAATTTTAGCACACAATATAAAAATTTGTGGACTAGATTAGGATATGGAGATTCAGGTACTGCATATTGGCACAAACTATGTAGACTTACAATAACTGGTAGTTATAAAGATTATAATATGAAAGTATTGTGGACCTCTAGATATGATACTGGTACTTTACATATGCACATTAATTCAGACAATGATAATAACATTGATATTGATTATGCTTATGTACAAAGTGACGCTTTCTTAGCACAAAGTAATAATACAAAATCTAATGACCATTTTACCTATGTTTCTGTTGATGCAAGTACTGTAGATGTTTGGATATATACTCCTGGTTGGAGAGAATTTGATTATATAAGAGTTGATAGTATTACAGAAGGTACACCAAGTATTACTTTTTATGACGAATCTACTACAACACAACAAACAAGCGACCCTGGTGGAACATCATTTACTAAAGCAAATGTTTTAAGTAGTAATCGTTTTACTAATGGTGCTAACAATAGAGTATTGACTGCAAATAGTGCAGATACCTTTCAAGGAGAAGGCCAACTTACTTTTGATGGCGGTGCATTAAATCTTTTAACAACAACAGCTAATAGAAGAATTGAAATAGGCTTAGGTGCAACGGCAGATGTAACATCTTTTGTAGATTTAATTGGAGATACTACATATACAGATTATGGTGGTAGGTTTATTAGGTATGGTGGTGCTAATGCTATTACTCAAATTATGCACAGAGGTACTGGTGATTTAAGACTCCTAACACAGGATGCAGGTGCTATTTCTTTAAGAACTTCAAGTACTGAAAGATTAAGAATTTTATCAGGTGGAAATGTTGGTATTAGTGAAGATAGTCCTGATACTAAACTACACATTAAAACTACTGGTAGTGGTAGTACTTCTTTATTAAAACTTGAAGACAATGCAAGATTAATGTTTTTAGGTAGAGATGCTATTGCTGTTCAAGATTTATCAGGTACTGCTGCACAATTATATATTAATAGTAATACAAGCTTTAGTGGAAGTATAACAACTGGTTATGGTGTATCATTTACAAATGGTGCTACTAATTTTCTTCAATACAATAATGCTACAGAAAATGTATTGTATATGAGAGATACTACTAATGGTTCTATGTTGCAGACTTGGGGAGTTAATAGTGTTGCTATGAATAAACCTTTAACAGTAGATGGAACTTTAAGAGTGTATAATGGTAGTGCTGGAAGTCCTACGTTTAGCTTTCAAAGCGACACAAATATTGGTATGTATAGAGTAGGGGCAGATCAATTAGGATTTTCTACTGCTGGAACTAGAAGAGGATTTTTTAATAGTGATGGTAATTTTTATCTAGATAACAATTTAATTGTTACCAATAATGCATATGGGGTATTAGGTAGAGATACGGGAGGCACAGT